ATGCTTTACCTGATCCAGGTTCTTGAACTACCGAATTTACTACCAATCTAATATCGTTTTCATTTACAACACTATGACTTAGTGTGTATGCAGTTTGAGAATTAACAATAGTAAATACTTGTTTCTCAAAACTTATAAAACTTTCTGCTGGTATATTACCTATGTAAGCCATTTATATAATCCTTATGTACTAATTGAATCTACTACTGATAAAATGCAGTCTACAGCACTTGCTGTATCTGATAATGCTTCAACACTATCTCCTGATTGTAAAACTACTTTACTACCACCATCTATAAGTTCTAAAGAACCTACTGCTGTTGTGCCTTTATTAGCAAATCTCATACCAATAATTGCATCATCACTATCAGCTGCTGCTCTTATTTCTGTAGCAGATGTGCCTATGCTTGTTTTTAAAACTCTTTCAAAATCTTGTGCCATTATTTCATCCTTCTATTATTATTTTCATTATAAAGCGATTGCCATTGCGACAGCAAACCCAGCACTTGCTTTGCTAGAATTTGCGTCAACTAAAGTTACTACTCTTGATAAAGCTGCTTTTCTATTAGTACCACCAGCTCCATCATCAACTACAATTAAATCAGACGTAGCTAAATCTGCTCCTATATCAGTTCCACCATCTATATCAATAGCAGCTAAAGGTAAACTTCCTGTATCTCCAGTACCAATAAGTGTTCCTGTTGATGTAGGTAAAGTTAAAACTGCAGAACTTCCTGCTGAGTGTGCAGGGCCTTTTAATTGAACTCCATGAGAATTTTGTTCACAATTAAATTGAATTGTACCTGGATTATCATTACCTTTAACTGTTACATGTCCACTTCCATTTGGTGTTAAATTAATATCTCCATTAGATACAGATACAATATCAGATATAACTGGTGAAGTTAAAGTTTTGTTTGTTAAAGTTTGTGTTCCAGTAAGAGTTACATCTCCAACATTAGCTGGTTGTACTTCTGTAAATGTAATAGTATCAGATCCTAATGAAGCATCAGAATCAGTAGTACATAGAAACATTTTTTCAGCATTAGTAGATCCTTCTTGGATAATAACTAACTGTCCTGCTAGTTCTCCAATAGCATCAAAGTCTGTATCTCTAGATGCAGTACCTGAAGCTACTACTGTATATACACCATTTTGTGATGCAGTAGATTGATTTTTAACTAATACTCTGTTTCCAGTAGCAAGAGTTATTCCATCTAAAGTATCACCATTTTGTAAATCTGATGATAATGTAACATTAGCTGTTGTTGCAGCTCTACAAATAATTCTAGTTTTAAGTCCAGCAACAAGATCATCTACATATGTTTTTGTAGCTGCATCTGATCCAGATGAAGGTGCTCCTAGTCCAGTAATAGATCCACCAGATATAGAAACACTATTAGCTGCTTGTGTAGATATTGATCCAAGTCCAAGTGATGTTCTTGCAGTTGATCCTGTTTCTGCTACCCAAGTTGATCCACTTCCAACAATAAAGTTACCATCTGTAGTCGCTAAAGCACCAATTGCTGTTAAACTAGCGTTGGATGCTTCTCTTGCATCTAGTTGTGTTTGTATGTTTGAGCTTACACCATTAAGATAACCAAACTCTGTATTAGAGATTGTACCATCATGAATTTTAGTTGCATCTATTGCAGCAGAAGCATTTATGTCTGCATTTACAATAGCACCATCATTAATTTTTGCTGATGTAATTGCACTATCTGCTATCTTTGCAGTAGTAACTTGGCTATCTGCTATGTGTGCAGTATCAATAGATCCATCTGTATAGTGTTCACTATCAATAGCATCATCAGCTATTTTAGCATTTGTAATAGCATCTCCTGCAATTTTTGCAGTGGTAACATTTGCATCTGTAATTTTTGCTGTTGTTATTTGTGCATCTGCTATATGAGCTGTGTCTATTGAACCATCAGTATAATGTTCTGAATTAATAGCATCATCTGCAATCTTAGCTCCAGTTACAGCGTCAGCTGCAATCTTAGCTGTAGATACAGAACTAGATTTTAAATTGGCTGCATCAATAACATCTTCAGGTATAGAATCATTTGTTTGTGAAAGTACACCAACATAGATTGTAAGAGATTCATTTGATAATGATCCACTATCCCAAGTAACATTTACTGTTGTATTGGTTGAAAATGATGAGCTAGATATAGTTCCAACTATCGTTCCAGTAGATGATCCTACTGCTTTAATTCTTCTTCCAGCATGGTAAAAAGATGTAACATTAGATCCTGATATTGTAAAAGATGTAGCACTAGCATATGCTGCTGTAAATGATCCATCTCCATCACCATATATAACCCATTGAGAGTCATTGTAAAACTCTCTTATATCAGCTGCAAAAGCTCTAAAGGCATTATTAATATTAGAAGGTAACATACCTTCTGCAATACTAACTCCTCCTACTGAACTGTTATTTGCTGCTGTTGAACTATAGTCTTTTATTCCTGCCATATTTCTCCTTAATTCATAAACCAAGCAAAAGCTTTATCGCTTTCTGTATTGTTCTTATTTATTAATCTGTTTACTGCTTCTTCAAGTTGTCTTTGAAAAAATTCTTGTGTTTCAAATGAATATCTTACATTATCAATATTAGTTTTCTCACTCATCTTATACCTGCCCTTGTTGCTAGAAAGTCTACGCCTTGTGCATGTGTAAATGTAGTGCCTGATGCAACTTTAACATTGGCTCTAATATATCTACCAGACTTACGTACTGGATTCATACCACTAGCGTTTTGTGTTACTGATGATGATTCTGTTTCGTCATCTGCAACTCTTTCTCTTGTTTTAACTGTTAATGTAGAAGCTGCGTCTACAATAGGTCTAACACCAGTTACATTAGCTCTTTGTCCAGGAAAAGGTTCTAATTCAGATGTTTCTACTTCACATTGATTATTAGTTCCTGAAAAAATAGCTGCTTTAAAATCGTTATCAATAGCTCCTAGAAACAACTGTCCACCACTCCAAAAGTCTGTATCTAGAGCTGCGTTAATGTTTTCTAGATTCTGAGATATAATATCCATTAATTCTACTGTATATGCTCCTACAAACTGAGAAAAGATTGTACTTGCATTTGTTTCACCAAGAGTCCATTTCTTAGTTGCATAATTGTATATTAATATTCTATCACAAATACCAGTTGTGTTTGAAGTATTATTAACGCTTGGGTACAACCATATAGCTAACTGATTAAATGGATCTACAGCTGCACATATTCTATCTGTAAATGCTTTGTTTACATTAAGATCAAAAAATCTATTTATTTTTTCTGCACCAATTGGTGTTACAGAATCACCTGTTAATTGGTAAAAACCATCATCAGAATAAAAGAATACATTTCTATTATCTTGACATACTGTTCTACCATAAACAGCTCCTCTATTTGGTGATATTACTGATAGTCTAAATACAACTGCTCCACCAACATAGTCCATACGAATTATTTGATTTTGCCTAAATACATATCCTACCTCACCAGAGGTTATTGCTACTACCTGTCCACCAGATCCAGGCAAATCTTGAAAGTCTGATTGTTTTCCTGACCATGTACTAACATCATTAATACCTGACCATTGTATTCTGTTAGTTTTATTTGTGTGGTTACCTGTAACAAAAAAGTCTCGAACAACTCCTGATACTCTAAATACTGGTACAGTTCCTGCACTAGCTATAGAGCTAAGATTAGCAAAGTTAGTTGATGTACCCATTAAGTAATATTGTGGTGCATCTACACCATTACTAGCTATTACATATTGTCCAAATTGTGTGAATGTAAAAAAGTCTGTATCTCCACCAGTTAAACTAGATTTTCTAGATGTAAATGTTCCTGATGATAATTGAAATATATCTGAGTTAGATGCTGTAAAATTGTATACAGTATTAGTATTATCTCTAAAAGATCCTGCACCTCTAGAATCTTTTGCCATATTATTTGCACTATAAGCTACAAGAGATGGAAATCTCTTATAACTATTTATTGTATGATATACGTTAGTAGCTACGTTTGCTCCTGGATTTAAATGTTCAGGTTGATCTGGTAGCCATTCTCCAAAAGGTACTTGCATTATCTTTGCCTATAAAATGATAAATCTGTTTGTACATCTGTTCTTTGTTGAACAGGTGCTCCTCCATATGAATCTTGTCTGTCGTTATTCTCACATCTTTCTAAAGCTGTAGAATACATTTGTAACCATTGTGATAATTGTGTTTGATCTATTCCACCAAGAAAGTTTGCTGCATGATATAAAGATCCATATAAATATATAGCAGGGTGATTTGCTAAGATGTAATTTGATGTATTAGTATCACTAAGAGCTGATATAGCTTTATAGTATGATAAGTAACCAGTATAGCTAGTATCAGGGGCAGGACCAAATCTAAAAGTTTCTGCTTCATTATCACTCTCTATTGTGTATGCTCTAGGTCTACCAGTACGAGAACCAAATTTAATTTCAAACAAGTTATGTGGTGTGATATATTCTAAAGGATACTTGGTTGATGATTGTAAAATATAAAATGATCTTACTGCTATAAATCCTGTAGGTACAGATTCTGTTTCACTATCTATTGTGATAGTATCAATCTGTTCCATTTGTCTAATTCTTAATTTAGCATTGAAGTCAGCTTCTGTTAATTTAATAAAGTCATCTTGTATCTCAGTTGTAAGATCTGATCTATTTAAGAAGTTTGCTATAGATGCTTTTAATTCTGTATATGTTGATAATGCCATTATAAACTGCCTTCTGCTGTTCTAAAATATCTAAACTCACTACTATTAAGTTTAGTTCTCATTATTTTTTTTTGTGTTTCTTTTGGTAATGCAAACCAGTTGTTACTACCATTATATTCTTTTGCCCAGATCTGTAGTACTAATGGTGGTACACTAGCTACTCTTTTCATTTCTTTAGTTTTTGACAAATATCCATTATCATGATTATAAAGCTCTTTATTTCTTTTCAACAAAGGATTGACGTTTTGTTGATTGTTAATAGTTAGCTTACCATCTGACTCCTGGATATACTTAGTCTTTATTCCACCATCGTATTCTACAGATCGAACTTTTCCCATTACTCTGTCAATTCAGTTACGTATAAATTTACAGATCCTATGACAGCAACTTTTTCACCTTCAGATACTTTAAAGTATTCTGATGATTTTGCTTCTAAAAATATTTTAGTATTTGCTGCTGTAGGATTAACTCCAAACTCTATATGACAATCAGCATCTGGTACGACTCTAACATACTCTATATTAGATCCAAATGCAGATGATTGAGTTGAAGATCCTGATGAAGTAACTTTTTGCGTTGTAACAGGTCTCATCGCAATGTGTGACATGTTACTCCTTATCTTCTAATTACAAAAGTTACACCAAGTTTTTTAGCTCCAGTAGAACCACCATCTGTAAGCATTTCGATAGATCCACCTTCTTCTACTTGGTTTGCTGCTGTTGGCTCTGCTGTATCAATATCACCTGCTGCTGAACCTGAATGTGCAACAGTTATTCCACCACCAGTTATTGCAGTTCCACCAATTTCAAAAGATATAGCTGCATTTCCACCAGAGATAGCTCCTTGTAATGCAGTTATAATTTTAATTACTTTTCCACCATCAGGTACTGCAACATAAGTTGATGATGCTGTTGATACGTCAGCGATTTCGCCATATATAAAATAGTCGTTTAATGTTCTCATTTTATTCCTATAATGTTCCGATCTTAACCTTATCTCAGATCTTCATTGTTTAGAATCTGCTAGGGGAGCAGATATTAGGTTACTCCCCTAAACAGTTATATTTATTATGAAGTTGTTAAGTCTGCAACCATTCCAGATGCAGCTTCATTTCTTGATTCAAGAGTTGCTTCTACTAATAATTGTCTTTTCTCAGAATCACCAGTTTTTGATAATTCATGCATAGTAAAGTCTCTTAAAAACGCTATTGCCCAGTAGTTCATGTCTAGTACATAAGCATCTCTATCTCTAGAGAATCTGTTAGGTACTACTTGTAACTGACCAAAGTCTGAAGCGTAAACGTCTACAGAAGTGTATAATGTAGCGTCTGCACCTGCATCAAATCTAGTACTGTTACCAGTAAAGCCTGATAATTTTTGCTTGTTGAATGGTCCTACCATAATCATGGAAGGATCACCACCAGCATTCCATACTGATTTAATTACAGATTTTAAAGAAGCTTCTGTGAAAGCTCTTTGAGTTCCATCAGTTCTTGCTGTGTTACCAGCTCCACCTGATGCTGGAGAACCAGCTGATGATAAATCATCATTAGTTGCTACCCAAGCTCCAAGAGATCCTAGTTTTCTAGCAGTTGATGCATCACCTGTAACTTCTGCTTGATTACCAGTGATAGTTGCTTCCATGTCTCTTTTTAACTCTTTAGCTTTTTTAGCGATTTGGTATGCAATCTCAGATGCTCTACCTGCTTTGTCTACAGCTTCCTGAGTTCCTGTGATTACAACAGTTTTGTCCATAATCTGAGAACTATTTGAAAGTCTAGTAGTTGCAGTAACTGCATCTAAAGTTGCTTCGTCACCTTCAATAACAGCATTTGATGTTGATGCTGATGCTAATGAGTCAGTTTGCCATTCGTGAAGAACTGCAGTAGCTTTTGTTTTAGCTGCTGAGCTGATGAATGGCGTATCTGTTGGCGATATCGAATAGATAACGTCAGAAAGATCTTCTCTTTCACCTACACTATCATACGTATCGAACGTGTTTGTTGGTTGTGCCATTGTTTATTTCCTTTGTTGAGATTTAAGATTAATAATGTCAAGAATCGCAGATTGGGCATCTTGTATGTTTCCACTCTTACGAACCTTGCCAATTTTACTTCTTATTTGCTCTCTACCTGAACTAACGTTACTACTTGCTACACCAGACTTTACTACTTTCGGAGCTTTGGCTATCTTCTTCTGAACAATAGGTCTTTTGTCTTTTAAAGATTGATAACCCATAGCATCCTTTGCAACCATTAAAAATCTATGATCTGCAAGATC